GTATAATAGTATAAAGTCTAATGATATAAAGTCTAATGATATAAAGTCTAATGATATAAAGTCTAATGATATAAAGTCTAATGATATAAAGTCTAATGATATAAAGTCTAATGATATAAAGTCTAATGATAGTAATAAGGGTAATGCCTGCTGCTTAGGAAAGCAGCAGGGAGAAGGACCACCAGGTGGTGGTCCTTTATCAAAACGTTTAGATCTTCAGAAAGGCAGTGCTCCTATGAAAGAAGACCTATCGCCCCGAGAGTCTCTTCGTAAGAATGGTCTACCCTCCCATAGAAAGGAAAGATCTCCTATTCGGGTATCTCCTATTGTTCAGCAGATCGTTGACCACTGGAATGGTTTAGGTCTTGTTCATCATAAACCATCCACTAATGTATTTGCCCAGTCAGCTAAAGCCATACGACATCTCCTATCAGGGGAGTTTGTCTGTTCTAAGCTGCCCGAGTTAAACAGTAAGGTGTTTACCCCGGAAGAGATCTGTCAATCTATGTACGAGTTTTCCCTGGCTGCTCTGGATGAGTCCTACTCTCCGACCGGTTCCCTGAAGAAGACCTATCGTGGAACTTCTTTGTGTAACTTTTTTTACAATCCCCGGTGGGAGGGAGAGATAGCAAGTCTATTTCTAAGATATTTGAAAGCTCCTGCAGAATTGTCCTATAAAGGGGTCCCTCTTATCGAGGACAAGTTTCCAGATATCTCTGCTCGGTTCCTTGCATTCTGTGATAAGCGCAAGAAGAAGGAGGAGGAACTATCTAACAAAGACATTAACTGCTGTCGCTTGGGAGCAGAGAGGTTGGTAAAGTTTTTCATGCGCTATTGCTTTATCAAGGGGTGGTCGTCCCCGGATGAGTTAGTGGATAGCGTTTTTCATGCTATACGCCAGGATGAAAAGGAGACGGGACATGTATTTACGCCTGCCTGGCTGTGTACGAGTTATACGTGGGAGTTGCGGGTTCCAAGAGCATTTGACATCAAGGTGGTGAGAACACCCAAGGATCGACAGGGCAAGCCTAAAGATCAACTGGATTATATGTTGGGCTATGGGACAGAGGAAGCAGAGGAGTATGATTGATGGTAATTGGTAAAACTCCAAAACACCCCATTTAACATGTTCAGGGGTTAGGGTAAGGGACTTATAAGGGGAGAGTAATAATAACTCGTCCTTGGGGTCGTTAGGCCCCTTTAAGGAGGGGTTAAGGAGAGGGTTGGGGAGGGAAATTCCTCTTTGGGGCAGAAAAGGGCAAGAATAGGAGAGAGAATTGCAAATTACTCGTCGTCGCATAGACAATAGGATGGAAGAAAAAGTACTGACAGGCTTGATCGTTTCTACAAACTATTCCAAACAGGCGACTCAGCTTATTTCCCTGGAACATTTCCAAGCGGAGCATTGTCGCCCGGTAGCGCGCTGGTGCTTACAGTATTTTAGAAAGTATAAAGTAGCTCCTGGTCGTCATATTCAGGATCTATACGAGCAGCATAAGAAGCGGATGACCCCGGAGATCATCAGTCTGACTGAGGACTTCCTGGCTCGACTATCCTCCGAGTATGAGCGGGCGGAATCTTTCAATGCTGAATATCTTCTCGACCAGACGATAAATTTCGTCAAGGAGCGGTCTCTTGGTATTCTGAAGGATCAAATAGAGGTGCTGCTGTCTGAGGGCAAAGCAGATGAGGCGGAACAGGCTACCCTGGAATATCGGCAAATTGAAAGACGCTCTCTGCCTGTAGTAGATTTGTTTGATTCAGATACTGTGGATAGATTGCTGTCGGAGGAGGGTCGGGTAGGGGACGAACTATTTTCTCTTCCGGGGGCAGTAGGGGAGATGGTCGGACCTTTGTTGCGGAATACTCTGGTCGGGGTGATGGGGGCAACAGGTAGGGGTAAGAGTTTTATTGTGCAGGAGTTGGGGATGGTAGCAGCCACGAAAGGATTGAATGTCTTGTACTTCTCCTTGGAGATGGGGGAGCGGTTGCTGGGTATGAGGTTTTATCGTAGGCTTACGGGCAGGGTGAAACCTACTTTCCAGAAAGGAGAGACGTTACTTTATCCGATTTTTGATTGTCAGGGGAATCAGACAAATAGTTGTTCGTTGGATCGAAGAAGAAATACCATAAAGCTGAAGGGGACTCCCACAAATATCTCCAGCTTCTACTCGAATTCTCGGTATGTCCCGTGCACTGCTTGTAGGGAGGAAGTCAGAGGGGACTTCGATCCGGGGTTATGGTGGTATGAGAAAAAAGTCCAGAAGGTGGATAAGATTTCCATTCAACAGTTTTTACGTGGATCTGAAATTCACTACGGAGGATTGAAGGGTCGGTTGCATATCTTGTGCCAAGCCCGGCTTACTTTGACCCAAGTAGAAAATTATATGAATTGCTTGGAGGATGATGGTTTTGTCACTGATGTTCTCATTGTGGATTACCCCGCGATTATGGCATCCGAATTCAAGTCAGATGATCGTCGAGAACGTCTGGACGATATCTGGCAGCGCATGAAAGTTTTGAGCGGGGTAAAACACTGCGTAGTCTTGGCGCCCACTCAGTCTAACAGAAGAGGTGCCACGAGACGGAGCCTTGCCCAGATTGATGTAGCGGACAATTGGGGCATTCCGCAGCATGTGGATGATTTGATTACGATAAACCAGTTGGAAGGGGAGAAGCGCTCTCTGGTGGCCCGTATGGGAATGGTAAAGAAACGAGAGGATGAGTTCGATACGGGTCGGGAATGTTTGGTTTTACAGCAGTTGGATGTGTGCAGTATGATTTTGGATTCTGAGTGGCTGAACTTCTCTTCTACGTGGGCCAAGAGGATTAGGGGTCGGGAAGAGGAAGTTGAGTAGGGGATTGGGAGAAAAGGGGCTATAATAGGAGTAGGAGGGAAGATGCAGAAAGCCTGGTGCTTGATAACTCTGTTTGTTGTGCTGTTCTTTGTGGTTACGTTTCTATCAAAGATGTGGTAGAGGAGGCAATAGTGTTAACAGTGACAAGGATCTTTCGATTTGAATACGCTCATCGGTTGCCAGAGCATGAGGGAAAGGAGACATATGGTGAGTAGAAAGATTCTTTTGCAAGTTACCAAGAGTGAGCTACAAAAGTATATAGAAGAAGGGTTGACTCAGAGGCAGATAGCAGATAAACTTGGACGCAAAAGTCTTACGTACCTCAACGAGAAAGTAAGGGAATATGGATTGAAATTTGGTGGGGCGTCCCGTTTTAACAGAGGGGAGGGGAACGCGACAAAGAGAAAGGATGTGAGAGAGAGGATTTCCAAAGCAGTCAAGTCTCGTTGGGACGAAGGGGTGTATGAGAAACGGATAAATGGAATGGTAGGGATGAGGGGGGCATTAAGTCCCCTGTTCAAACCTGAAAATCACACCCCTTTGTTTTTGGCTAAAAATCAGTACAAAGAGTTTTTATCTCAGTACGAGGACATTACAGTGTGTAGAAGATGTGGGTCGGGTAAGAAAATAAATGTTCATCATATTGATGAAGATAGTAGTAATTTTCTTCCCTCGAATCTTGAGCCCCTTTGTGTTGGTTGTCATGGCCACTTTCATTACTCCTTGCAAAAACAGCCATTCATTACGATAGGGAAAATATTCTCTTTTGCTGCCGCTCATAGATTACCTGATTATGAGGGGTCTTGCAGTGATTTGCATGGGCACGAATGGTCATTAGTGGTGTCTATTAAGAAGAGAGTGGATAAGAAAACCGGCATGGTCCTTGATTTTTCCGTTCTGAAGAATGTTGTGAATGAATATGTTATATCATCACTTGACCACTCTTATCTGAACGACTACATTGATAATCCTACTGCGGAGAACATCTTAATTAGAGTGTGGGAGGTGTTGATGTTTGATGCCCATTTGAAAGGGATAGAGAGGATTGACTTATGGGAAACTCCTACAAGTGAGGCATCCTTAACGAAGGAAGGAATGTTGTCGGTGTTGTCAGATAACATTGAATCCTTTGCTACGTGGCGGGCGGAAGAATGATTCAGTGGGTCTGCTGTGCGTGTGGCCGAATTCTCTTGGAAGAGAATGACGGTAGGGATGAGTGCACTACCAAGGGTGGGTCGGAAAGATGCGATATGTGTATGGCGGAGGTAAAATGTGAATCCCTGGACGGATGATTTTTGGGTTTCCTCCAATAGTATGACAGTATGCGTAACGGTGTCCAGAAAGTCCAGGTTGATACAAGAGGCCCCACCAATTGTTAAGAAGTTTGTGGGGCAGCCCTTGGGAAATTTGTCTCGTTGGATGCAGAGGCAAGGCGGATTCCAGATTGAGTCGTTGAGAGGAGGAAGTGATGAGCAAGTGTGCCATATGCCAAAAAGAAGGAGTAAGTCTTCGGATGGTCAACTTGTATGTCCGGGGTTCCGAGGGGACAGGTCTTGGTCTTTGCAGTAACTGTGAGATGATGGTTGCTGCTTATATTGATAGTCAGATGGGGCTCTGTGCAGATGCTTTCAAGGAGGGCTTTAGGGCAGGGAATAGGGAGCGGCAGCCAGTGATTGGATGTGGTGTAGTTGACAAGGTCCTCGATACTTCCGCTATGTTGCAGGAATTGAAGGAAAATTTCTTGAGGGAAGTCGCATTTCATAAGCAGCACTGTAACTTTGGGGATTGCGGAATTTCCCTGTGCCTTCTTGTGAATCTGGCAGATAGGGCGGGCATTCAGTTCACCAACGAAGAGAGGAGCCTGTTGCGATGAGTGAGAAGGTCAGAGTGGTTGGCATATTCAATTCTATTGATGGTGAGGTAAATCGTTGGGGACAAGGCACGCCCACTACATTTATTCGTTTCGCCGGGTGTGTTTCTCCATATTGCATTCTATGTGACACTCCTTGGAGCCAACGAATGGATGCCCCTTTGGTTAAGGAAATGACGGCGGAGGAAATTGTACAAGAGATTCAGCGAATAGGATGTCCGAGGATAACAATAACCGGGGGAGAGCCCTTACTTCAGATGGATGGGTTCGTGGAGCTAATCAAACGATTGGGGGGTTTAATATTTAGTGTTTCCGTTGAAACCAGTGGGCTTGTTGACCTTCCCCGTGTTGGTTGGGGTCTTCAGGAATATTTTCGGAAAGAGGTTGGGTCATGGGTAGTTGACTGGAAAATGGCGTCCTCGGGAAGGCCGACAGAACAGCTGAGACAGATTGATAGGTATGAAGGGCTGAGGAAGTTTGACTGGGTCAAATTTATAGTAGGTTCCGAAAGTGAGTGTGGAGAGGCAATGTTCTGGGCTGAGAAACTAATGGAGAGATGTCAAGCTCGCTTTGCTCTGAGTCCGGTCATGGGAATTCCTGGGTGGGGTCCGGCGGAGGTAGTTAAGTGGGTTCAGAATAATCGAGCATGGCATTTTGCTCTGAACCTTCAGATCCACAAATATATATGGCCAGCGGCCAGAGTAGGGCAGGAGTACTAAATAGTTGATTCTAAGGGGGTTGTAAAAAAGTTTGCAATTTTTACAACTTTTCTTAGGGGAATTGAAGAAAAAGGGTTATAATAGAATTAGAGTGGGTAATAGTCCTAAACCAAAACGTCCTGTTAAGGAGGAGAAAGATGGTAAGAAGTCGGGTATTAGCAGCAGTGAAGGTACTCAACGAGAAGTTGCCCAAGGAAAAGAAGATTGGATTTTTCCTGAAGCAGGATGCGTTGGAGGCCACGTTCCTGAAGACCATCGATGAGCTGGACGAAGGGGTGCTGAAGTCTATTAAGAAGGAGGACAAGGCGGGGGAAACGAAGAATTACGAGCTGTTGGTGGAGGTACAGAATACCCTGGTGGATGAGGAGGAGGCTCGTCATCAGGACAAGTTGTCTCAGTTGCAGGGGGGTGAGGTTACTACCAAGCCTGCGAAGGAGCCCAAGGCCAAGAAGGAGCCCAAGGCCAAGAAGGAGCCCAAGGCCAAGAAGGAGAAGGCTGGGTTGAGCGTGTTTGGTCATCGGGCGACGTCAGACGGTGGCAAGATGGATGAGATGTTTGCGGTTGGTGCTACGGTCGAGGATGTTGCCAAGGCCCTGGGTGTCAAAACCGGTAGGGTAAAAGGCCATCTGGCCCATCTGAAGAACGATCTGAGCCTGGGTATTACAAGGGGGGCTGATGGGATAGTAGTAGTAAAGGCGTAACTCTGGTCGTTTGGTTGGTGGTTCGACTAAGACCCTGGTTAATATGGCCAGGGTCTTAGTATTTTTGTCAGCTCATGATAGGAGGTAGTATGGATCTGGTAACTGTTACCGCCCTCGTTCGGGATATGATGGTCCAGGGACTGGGGCTGGATTTGAGTGATCCTAATCTTTGTCAAACTCCAGTCCGGATTGCGAAGATGTATTGCAACGAATTTTTTAAGGGTGTGGGGAAGGAGTTCGAGAAAGAGGACCTGGCCGTTTTTCCCAACTCAGAGGGTGTAGATGAGATCGTCATGCTTGATAACATTCGGTTCGTTTCTATATGCGCCCACCACTTCTTACCATTTTTTGGTAGAGCCTGGTTTCTTTACATTCCATCTTCCAGCCTTGTCGGAGCTTCCAAAGTAGCCCGTCTTATCGATCATTACTCTTCGAGACCACAATTACAGGAAAATCTATGTCATCAGATCGTTACTCGGTTTGTAGAGTTGGTGCAACCGTTGGGAGCCATGCTGATTATGAGGGCGATCCATGGGTGCATGACCTGTCGTGGTGTGCATCAATATGATAATGCTGGTATGGTGTCGTCTGCTGTGTGGGGCTCTTTCAAAGAGGACTTAAGAACCAGGAGTGAGGGATTGTCACTGATTAATCTCTCGGTGGTGGAGGGAGGGCGGTGACATGGAAATCGTAAAAGCTGAGATCTTATGGAGTCGGGTTTGTAAGCTACACTGTTCATATTGTGGTATGGCAGATGGTCGTCGAAACGTCCTGTTGGCTATCGACTGGAAGAGGGGAATTGACAATCTGAAGGAGTTAGGCTGTGGGTTTATAGCCTTTTACGGAGCGGAGCCCCTGGAGGAGTTTGCCAAATTGCCCACTGTGGTGGGATACGCTGAAAAAGTGGGGATTCATACTACGGTGATTACTTCCGGGGTTACTGATAACTTTTTTCAAAAGCTGGGTAGTCTTCGTAGGAAGGGGGCTAAGTCATTATCCATGAGTTTTGATATGGTTGAGTTGGATAAATTTAGTCGTACTAAGATGATGAGGGCTCTGAATGGTTTGAAGTACTTTCGTAGTTTTGGTTCGATCAGAGATGTTGCAGCGATCGCAACATTGAATAGGAAAAATTACGAGGCCCTTCCTGATATGGTTCGAGATTTTACCAAGGAGGGAATCTGGACATTCTTTGATTTGATCCATGCAGACCGGGGACAACCGGGCACAAAATGTAAGAACTACCCTGGGATTGACGAGTTGTTATTTGGTCCAGACGATATACTGGGCCTTGTGAAAGTTTTTAGAGAGCTACTTGAGTTGAAAAACCAGGGATACCTTTGCCATACCAGTAGTCAGTTTATTGGTAGACTGGTACAGAATGGTGGGGAGCTTTTGTTTAAGTACAACTGGAATTGTGCTAACGAAGATAACTTCCCCGCCTGGGTGACAGTTGATTGTACAGGAATAGTCCAGCCTTGTGACGATTTTTTTATTCCGGGGGTTTTGGACCTTAACGTTATGGACCTGGCGAAGAACTGGAAGAAGTTTTGTAAGACATGGAAGCCTGTGGTACAGGAGAAGTGCCCCGGCTGTGCCTGGAACACTCATTTTGATGCGCATCTGATAAAACGGGGTGAATTACCCTTCTCCGATTACGTTCATACAAAAGGGGAGTCTGGCCAGGGGTAAAATTTGGTTAACAAGGGGTCAGACTTGGCCCAGGACAAGTTATTTTCTAAAGGAGGGGTCAATATATGGGTGAGTCGATAATTGTCCTCTTTTCGGGTGGAATTGATAGCTACGTAGCCTGGCATTTTTTGGGGCACCCCCAAACGGTGTACTTTGATTTGGGGACTCCCTACACTGAGAAAGAGTTAAAGGTAGTACAGGAACTTATTCCTTCTACTATTATTGATAGATCCCTTCAACTTGGGGATCGACAGATAGGTTCTAAGGCTTACATTCCATTTCGAAACCTTTACCTCGCCATGCTGGCCTACAAGTACGGGGATAGGATCTGTATTGCCGGGGTAAAGGATGATGATGTGTCCGATAAGAATGAGGCAATCTTCCAGGAGTTTACGAAGATTCTTTCGAAGATGGAGGGAAAGTCAGTTGAAGTATTTAGTCCGTTTTGGCAGATGACAAAGGAGGATGTAGTACGATGGTATGTCGAGAATGTTGGAAGGGAGGGGCTACTGAATACTGTGTCCTGTTATGACCCTTCCCCTGGGAATTACTGTGGAAGGTGTCCAAGTTGTTTTAGGAAGTTTATTGCGTTAAGATCCAATGGGTTCGAGATGGAGTTTTATAACCAGGAGTTAATGAAGGAGTACTACGAAGCGGCAGTTCAGGGGAAATATGTGGATAGCCGAAACAATGCAATCATAAGGGAGTTGGATGGGTATGAATTTTGTAATTGATATAGATGGTACATTAACTCTGGAAGTTGACGGCCATGACTATGAATCCAGGACGCCAGACAAGGTAGCTATCGGCAATATTTGTAAGTTATGGGAGGAAGGTCATCATATTATTTTGCATTCGTCTCGATTCTCAGAAGATCAGGGGAAGACCGTGAGGTGGCTACGGGAGAATGGCGTTCCGTTTGATAGATTGGTGTTGGGAAAACCTTGTGCAAGTGTTTACATTGACGATCGAAGTCTGCCCGCTGTGGATGGCCAGATGCTTCAATACCTTGACTACAAGATGAGCCATTCATGCTGGAGATTTCAACATGGGACAATTGCCTCGGATGAAGTTCACCCTTGTTTCTTTTGTGGACAGGGCATCCCACTTGGAACATTGGAGTGCAAATGTTGTGGGATTATGGTCTGCCCGGCATGTGGAAAGTGTTTATGCAATGTGCCACTGATATCGAAAATTACTATGTTTATGATTTACGCTCAATATTGTCATTATCTACCTAACTTCCGGGGGCGTATAGATCCTACCGAGTTAGGGAGGTTTGTGGATATGGACGTAGTGAAAAACGCAGAGAAGGCGATTAAGTTTTGCGCGATCAAGGAAGGGCTTTTCCATGAAGTGTAAGATTTGTGAGTCACCAAATTGTGAGGAGTTGATTTACACTCAGGATGTGTATAAGTGTGAGGTTTGTGGTTGTTTGTTCCGAGGCTCTTCGGTTGATCTGAATAAGTACTTTAGCTCGAATTATTGGTTTGTTGGGGACGATGAGTTAAAGTTGCATCAGCGGTCAAAGTTTGAATGGTTTTCCGACTATGTTCTTGATGGCCACACTATTGAGTTTGGAGCGTCTGATGGGGATATGACCATTTTGATCAGGAGGGCCATTCCGTCATCGTATTGGGTCTACTATTCAGAGCTAAAGGATATGTTGCGTCCTGAGTATGGATTTCGTGACATAGATAAGTTTATTGCCCCTATCGAAGAGGCGTTTTCTGTCCCAAGGTTCTCGGGGAGATTTTCTAATGTATTTTTGATTGATGTGATAGAACATTTGAACGATGTAGTTGGAGCTCTTCAGGGGATTTGGTCCATTCTGGAGGAGGGAGGTCGTTTATTCATTGCTACAAATAACGGGGATAGTTTTAGGGCCCCTGAAGCCATGTTCCATCACTGGGAACATACCTGTGTCCTGACGAGAGTAGCGGTTGAATCATTTTGTAGGGTGGGTTTTGTTATCTGTAGATATTTTCGGGATACTGCAGATCGGTTGTATGTAATTCTGGAGAAGAGGAGATTACTATGAAAGATCGTAAGGTATGTCTGATGTTGGACTCGGGTGCGTACTCGGCGTGGGCAAAGGGTGAGGAACTTTCGGTAGAGGCTTACATCGAGTTTATTAAGCAGCATGAACATCTAATTGACGTATACATCAATATGGATAGTATTGATGATCCTGAGAAGACTTGGGATAACCAAAGAAAGATGGAGGGTGCTGGATTACATCCGATGCCTGTGTACCATATCGGAGAGCCTGATAAGTACTTGGAGATGGCTATGGCGTATGAGTACTTCGGATTGGGTGGTATGGCTTTGAGGGCAGGGCCCGTTAGACATGAGTTTTATGAAAGGATTTTTACAAAGGTGTGCCCAGCGTCTAATGGGTACCTTCCTAAGAACAGAGTCCATGGCTTCGGTATGACAGCGGTAGAAGTAATGGTTAAATTCCCCTTTTACAGTGTGGACTCCACGGCGTGGGTCATGACATCAAGGTATGGATCTGTTTTTGTTCCACCTTACCGTGGGGGGAAATGGGACTATACTGCAACTCCGTGGAAGGTGGCAGTGTCAGGGAGATCTACCAATTTAGAGGATGAGGGTCAGCATTTTGAGACGATGACAAAGATGGAGCAGGAGGTCATCCTGCGATACTTTCGGGAGAAGGGTCTTGCGATGGGGAAGTCAGCCCTTAGAAAGGAGGACCTCAACTACGTTCTGAAACCTGGTGAACGCTGGTGGGGAAAGGATGAGTCGGATAGCCAACGGAATATGCATGGTGATCGTAGTGGATTTGTGAATCGGGGGCATGCTCAGGACCATACCATTGAGATCGTCGAAGAGCCTGGTCTGTCTAACGATTACAAAAAGAGAGACGAGTTGAATATTAGGTATTTTGTAGACCTGGAAAAGTCATTTCCCGAATGGCCGTGGGCTTTCGTACCAGCGAAAGTTGGTGGTCAAGGGTTTGGGTTGTTGTAAACTAAAAGGGGGAGAGGAAATGGCAAAGCAAGAGTACAATGTATCGATTCAGCCTGCTATTAGTCTGATAGAGCGAGGTAAAATTGAGAAGTGTCTTGAAGAAATGGGCTATGAGGTTCTTGGTGGTGGGACGATGATTGACATGACGGAGAGCGATATTGTGTTCCAACTGGGCTAAGATATAGCCTTTGTTTAGGTGTTTTACGGGTGAGAAAGGAAGGAGAATGCGTATGCGAGTGTATCTTGCAACGTGGCTTGAGGATAATCAAGGTGTGACATTGACCAAAGCTGGAGCAACAAATAGGTTGCTATCGTTTTTCTTTCTACTGCAAAGAGAGATAGATCTGGAAGGGTACGTTGAGAATGGATCATTCCTTACAAAGAAAGGAGCTACGAAAAGTGTCCCTACAAATGAAGACGAAAGATCTCTTGGAGGTTCTGTTAGCTGTAAAGCCCGGTTTGGCCAAAAAAGAGATCGTTGAGCAAACAACCCATTTCATCTTTACCGGGGATAGGGTGGTTACTTACAATGACCGGGTTTGTGTTAGCCATCCTTTTGAAACGGACTTTCAATGCTCGGTCATTGCAAAGGAGTTTTACGACGTTCTGTCCGATGTCAAGGAAGAAATCCTTACGGTAGAGTTACAGGATAAACAACTGAAACTCTCTTCTGGGAAGACTCGTTTGGGGTTGCAGGTTATGGAGTCGGGTACTCTGGAGTCTACCATTGAGCAACTGGGAGCTCAGGACGAGTCCAGGATTTGGAGACGGATACCAGAGGACTTTATTCAGGGGTTGTTCCTTTGTCTTTTTTCGGCCTCCACAAATTTGACCCATAAAAATCTCTCCTGTCTCTACGTTCACGCCGACCGAGTTCTTTCCTCTGATAACAATCGGATTAGTAGGTACGAGATGAATGGTCGGGTTCGCTCGTCCTTCCTTCTACCTCTGTCGTCTGCTCAGGATTTGGTTAAGTACGATATCCAGAGTATGTGTCTGGATGAGTCGTGGGCTCATTTTAAGACAGCGAACGATGCTATATTTAGTGCTCGTCTTTATCTTTCGGATATCCCATACCCGGAAGAAGCGATGGGTGAGCACTTGGTTGTCGATGGGTCAACGTTTACTCTTCCAAAAGAACTGGGGGTAGTAGTCCAGGAAATGTTTATTGCTACCCAGGGACGGGAGGAGGCAGATAAAGAAATTCGAGTTACTATGGGTGAGGGTGATATTACCTGTCGGGGTGAACTTGCTCAGGGGAAAGGGTGGCTCGAAAAGGATGTTGATTTTCCAGAATACAAGGGGGGAAAGATTTCGTTTGCAGTACAGCCAGTCTTCTTCGCTCAGGTATTGGCCAAGACTACAACGATGACTTTGGGGGACAATCGGGCTCTGTTTGAGTCTGGACAGAAGTTTAAGCACGTAATGTTACTGCATATTCCGAAGCCGGCTGGTGAGTCAGAAAAACCAAAGGCTGCTGGACGAAAGAGAGGTAGGCGTGACTCTTGAAGGCTTCTTTTTCAAAAATGAGCAAGTAACTGGTAAGGCGAAGGGTTCTGTAGCGAAAGGGGACCCCTGTGAGGTCTGTGGGCTGTATCGGGGATGTAGGTCCCCACGGATGCCTTACACCGGGGAGGGAAGGCTGGGGATTTTGCTTGTAGCCGAGGCGCCTGGAAGTGAAGAAGACCGTCAAAACACTCAGCTTGTAGGAAATGTGGGGCAATACTTCCGTGGGTGGTTGAAGGAGCTTGACTTGGATCTGGATAGGGATTTCTGGAAAATGAATGCGATCTCCTGCCGACCCCCTGATAATCGAACCCCAACTCGCAAGGAGATTAAATGCTGTAGGTCTCGGGTTGAGATGGCTATCGGAGAGTTGAAACCTTCCGCCATCTGGATTGTGGGTGGGGCTGCAGTTGAGTCTTTCTTTATGGACCGTTGGTCGGATAATTTGTCTATATCTCGTTGGCGGGGTAGGTGTATTCCGGACTCTCGGTACAACACCCGGTTACTCCCTTTGTTTCACCCCTCCTTTGTTGTTCGTAATAAGGGTGAGAATACCTTGGCTTTCTACCGGAGGGATTTGAAGTGGGCAAAGGGTTGTTCAGTTGATAAGGCCCCTCCAGAGTTTTTCGACCCAGAGGAGTATGTTCGGGTATTGTCAGACGTAGGAGAGGTGGTTAGCTGGATAGAGGGTACCTACGACCGGACAGACCCTGTGGTTGTAGATTTCGAAACTACTTGTATTTCCCCTTACAAACAGAATGGTAAGATTTTGGTGGTTGGTCTTTGTCAAGCTGGGGATGCTGTTGCTTTTCCTCTTGATTGGCCGAATATGTGGAGCGGTTCGGACTTGAAGATCATTAAAGGATTCCTGAGTGAGTTGTTTGGGCGATCCCCAAAGATGATCGCCCATAACATCAAGTTTGAGGAGGGCTGGACTCGGCAACAGTTTGGGGTGGGAGTAAAGAACTGGTACTGGGATACTATGCTGGCTGAGCATGTTTTGGATTGTCGGTCGGAAGTGGTGGGGTTAAAATATCAGGCCTACGTTCGGTGGGGAGTGGTGGGGTACGGTGACTACGTCAAGCCCTTTTTGGGAAGGGAAGATGAGCAAGGGTACAATAGTTTGGCGGAGGCAGACTGGAAGAAGGTCTGCCTCTATTGTGGATGTGATGTATTCCTTGAGCACGAGTTATGGGTGGATCAAACCAAGCGGCTTCGTGGGAAAATGAAGGGGGCTTATCAATTACTTCACGAGGGAGTTTTGGCCTTCGCGGACGCGGAACAGGACGGAATCTCCGTGGATGAGAAGTACTATGAGCGGGAAAAGTTTAGGCTTACCAAGGAGATAGACAAAATTAAAAAGGATCTGTTGGAAGGGGGCGAGGCGGAGTTATTTCAAAAGGCTATGGATAGGCCAATTAAACTTGGTTCGTCTGCAGATCTTCGGTATTTGTTGTACACTGTGCTTGAGGCTAACCCTTTGAAAGTAACAGGTAAAGGTAGCCCTTCGGTAGATCAGGATGTTTTGGAGCATCTGGGTGTTCCGTTTACGAATGATTTGGTTCGCCTTCGGAAGTTATTGAAGACCCGGGATACCTATTTGGCACAGTTTCAGAGGGAGGTAGTTAATGGTAAAATCCATCCGTCGTTTAATTTGCATACGGCCCGTACTTATCGTTCCAGTGCTAGTGGACCGAGCTTTCAGAATATTCCCGTTCGGGACGAGGATGCTAAGAAGTCAGTCCGAACGGGGATAGTCCCAAGCCCTGGGTACAAATTATTGGAGGTGGATTTCTCGAGCCTCGAATTCCGCATTGCCGCCTGTGTTAGCCGAGACCCAGAGTTGGAAAAATACGTTTTGGACCCCAGTACTGATATTCATAGTGACCAAGCCCTGGAGCTATTCTTTTTACGGAAGTCTCAGGTTAGTGATAAGATCCGATTTCATACGAAGAATGGGTACGTATTTCCGGAGTTATACGGTAGTTATTGGAAATCAATTGCTGGAGATTTGTGGCCCCTAACAATGGAATTGGATCTTAGGGGGTTATCTCTTCGAGAACATTTGAAGGGGAAGGGAATCTTAACCCTTGCTGATTTCGAGGAACATGTCAAGGGTGTGGAGGTAAACTTTTGGCAGCGATTTAGGGGCCATCGGGAGTGGCAGAACTATATGTTGGATTTTTATACTAGAAAAGGATATGTCGAAATGTTTTTTGGTTTTCGAAGGGGTGATTACCTGGAGAAGAATAAGATAATCAATTCTCCTATACAGGGAACGGCTTTTCATTGCCTCCTTTGGTCGTTCATCGAATTGAACAAATTACGAAAGGAGGAAGAATGGAAGACAAAGTTAATTGGTCAAATTCATGATGATATTATTTTCGATCTCTGGCCTGAAGAGCAGGAGCATGTTTTGGAAATGTCCAGGTGGATGATGACCGAAAAGATTCGGGAGGAACACGCTTGGCTGACAGTACCTTTGGAGATTAAAGCGAAGATTTCAGAGGTAGATGGTAATTGGGATGCCCAAAAGAAAGTAGGAGGAGGAGAGGATGACTGAGCAAAGAGGTGCTCTGCATCTAAAGTATAGACCGAAAGAATGGGACGAAGTGGTAGGAAATGAGTCGGTAGTAAACGCCCTCCGAATGATGTTAGGTCGAAAGCTCGAAGACATGCCGAGATCATTTCTGTTTACGGGTCCGTCTGGGTGTGGAAAAACTACTTTGGCCCGAATTATGAAGAGTCATCTGGAATGCCCCGACCAAGACTTCTATGAGTATAATTCAGCGAATGTTAGGGGAATTGATACTATTCGGGACATTGGGTCAGGTTGTCAGTACGCAGCTTTCTCGGGTGGAATAAAGATTTACCTTCTCGACGAATGTCACAAAATTACCCCAGACGGGCAAGCCGCCCTGCTGAAGTTGCTGGAGGATACTCCGTCCCATGTGTTCTTTATTCTTTGCACCACGGACCCTGAGAAGTTAATTACGACTATTAAGACCCGGTGTTCCCGGTTTGAGGTTTCAGCCCTTCCCCGTCATAGCCAGATGAAATTGTTAAGAGATGTTTGTGGGAAGGAAGGGGTGGAGATTGATTCCCCGATTTTGATTAAGATTGCCGATTCGTGTAATGGATCCCCTCGTCAAGCCCTGGTCATGTTGGATCAGATTATTGATATTGTGGACCCTGACATAGCAATGCAAGCGATCATAGATTGCACCGTTGATGACGTTAAAGTCCTGGATTTGTGCAGGGCTTTGGTTGGAGGTCGGGCTACCTGGGCAGAAGTGTCTACTATTCTGAAAGGGTTGACTGGAGAGCCAGAAAGTATTCGGTACGCAGTTTTAGGGTATCTGAATTCAGTTCTCTTGAATAGAGGGGATGATCGGACAGCGAAGACAATAACGTATTTTTGTGAAAGTTACATGTATGTAGGAAAAGCGGGTTTGTCGTTATCCTGTTATATGGCAGTTACACAGTGAACTCCAAACCTCCCCATTTAACGAGTTCAGGGGTTAGGGTAAGGGACTTATAAGGGGAGAGTAATAATAACTCGTCCTGGGGGAGATTAGGCCCCTTGCTTGGGGGATTAAAGGAAGGGTTGGGGAGGGCAAGATATCAAAATTTACCTGGCTGGATGTACTACGGCGGAAAGTAGGGAGGACATTTTGATTCGACTGGAGGCTAATCGGCTGTTCTCTTTCTACTACCATCGCGAAGGGGAGATAGGGGAGATCGAGATGAACTACAGGTTTAGACTTATGAGGGAGGAAGGGAAAACGGGAGAAACGGGGTTATAATAATATTAGGAGGGGGTTATGGAAAGAGATTTTGTTAAGGAATTGAAGATCGATAAGATGTCTTTGGATGAGGAATGGGAAGAGCAGTCCATTAAGTTTCTGAAGGCTGCCATGAAGGCGATTGATGCGCAGAGCAATCGGGACTTAGCTATGGTTCGTCTGGACACCGTCAGGGCTGAGGTGGAGGATACCATTCGGAAAGATCCGAACGGCCATGGAATTGATAAAATTACGGAGTCGGCGGTCAAGGGCCAGGTGGTTCTGAGTGAAGAAGTGCAGAAGGCCGAGCGTGACTATCTGGACATGGTTACTGATGCGAAGGTCTTGGACGCGATGGTTAAGGCCCTGGATCAGAGGAAGCGGTCCTTGGAGAATTTGACCCAGTTATTCCTGGCCGGGTATTATGCTAAGCCGTATGTGCCGGAAAAGGCCAGGGAGTTATCTTTGGAAGCTCGGCACGAGGAACAGGTTAAGGGATTGGAGGGGAGTCCTCGGTTGAAGAGGAAGTTGTGATGGTAAAGCATGGCGGCGGTGGGCATAAGATAAGACCCATCATCGAGCGCTCCCATAAATCCCAGGCTGAAGTTTCCCCGCCTCGGGGACTTCGAGGAGCGGGAGATGGCCGAAAGCGGTGGAGGAAGAGTAACTCCCGTGAAGCCGCGAGTAAGCCCGCCATGCTAATTTGAAAGGAGGTAAATATGAAAAGAAAAGGAACGGTTCTTCTGGTTGTATGTTGCATGGTTTTGGTGGCTTCCTTTGGCGCTGTTACAGGTTATGCCGATGATCAGATCTCGTTACAGTTGCTTCGACCAACGCATTCTGCCGAGCCGAGACCGACAAAAGTACCTGAGCCCGTCACAATCTCTCTTCTCGCAGTTGGTTTGGTATCAATAGGGTTGGGCTGGAAGCGACGGGGAAAGTAAGGGGAATGGCAATGCCGAACGAAGTGGTATGTTTTGGGACTATTTTAATTCGATTGCTGGAAGTCCTGGCAGGTATTGTGGCTGCTCTGCTCTTGGGCTACGTGTTTGTCCGAATAGCTTCGTTCGGGGCGGCTCGCTCATGGTTCCATGTGAGGGAAGAATTTTACAGAAAGGAGAAACCAAAAGGGGACGAGAATGATAGGACCAGCAAAGAGAGTGTTGAAGTGGGAACAAATCTAAAAGGAAAAGAAGGGAGAAAAAATGAAGTATGATCGCAAGAGCATGGCAGAGGAGTTGATGAACAGGGCCAGGGAGTCTTACGCTACCAAGGATCGGGGAGGTAGCCGGGCGTCCTCGGTTCTGAAGCCGGAACTGGGAATTCTCACCTGGTGGGCGGGAGAGGGCTTGCACTTGCTGGACATCATTCCGTACATGACCCACGTAGCAGGGAAGGATGACAAGGACAAGCGGGGGTTACATCCAGATCCGAAGGTCAAGCCCGGGAAGCCGGATTATCGGTGGGAGGGATACCTGCATAGGTTCATTGGTCCAGCGGATCAAGATTTCGTTTGTCCCTTGACTACGTATCATGTAGGACATCGGCTGTATGGGGATTGTCCCATTTGTGAGAAGCGCCAGCAGATGATTGAGGAGGGCAATCCTCCGGGTATTACGGCAGAGGAGTATTACCAGAAGGTGATATCCCCACTGCGTCCCACTCGATACTGTCTTTACAATATTATGTGCTACGACAAGGGTGAGCAGGACAAGGGCATTCAGGTGTGGCCGATATCCCACTACCAGTTTGAAAAAGAGATTCAGGCTATATCCCACAAGGCGCGAGGTGGGGGAGAAGTGCATTTCGCTCTACCAGAAAAGGAGTTGGGAAAGACCATTCAGTTTACGCGGACAGGGACGGGCAAAACTAATACCAGCTATTCTGGTTATGCGTTTGAGGATCGGGATTACGATATTGACGACGGCACCTTGGACTCTGTTTATTGCCTGGATGAGATTGTTTATGTCCCTTCCTATGCTGAGATTCACGATGCCTTTTTCGCCAGTGCAAAGTCCGAGGGTCTGGGTAGGGGAAGGGATTCTGAGGTCCTGAATGCGGAGGAGCCTGAGGAGCGGTCTTCCAGGTCAAGGAGGGAGGACACTCCTGAGAGGGAACAGCCGAAGGAAGACCTGGGGCGTCTACCACAGAGGGGTCGTAGGGCAGAGCCTGCACAAGAGGCGAGTAAGGTTGAAGGAGATTGTCCGCGAGGTCACGAGTTTGGGGTCGATATTGACCAGTTCCCTGAGGATTGTAAAGACTGTGTGACAGAAAAGTATGATGCCTGTGGTGAGAAGGCTGATGAGATTGAGACAGAACGTAGAAAGGCACAATCTTCCCGTCGGCCTATCAGACCAGCCCCAAGGTCCGAGCCTGAGAAAGAGACGGGAGACCGGACTGGAGGACGTAGGAAGCTGTAGATGAGCTATCGTCATGGCGGCGACGTCACGCGGACGAATTGATTGTCAAACCCAAGACGGTCGGCTAATCCGGTCCGCCATGATACTTAAATCGTCAATGCGGAGAGTGGTCGAGTTAAAGGCAGCGGTAGGGGAGGATTACCGTGTTCACAAAAGCGCGAACCCCCGAACGTGGTGAACATTTACAGGAAAAACCCTGTCTCTCCGCACAAAACCAAATATGGAAAATGAGAACAAAATTACCTCCCTGGGTTATTGAAATTTGAAAGCCACCAAATACACATATCAGCTTCCTTGGCTGTATTTCCGTTAATTTGGTCTTACTCGCACTCGATTCTATCTATGGGGCGGATGTCAGGACAGGAATCGGGTTGCTATTTGGTGTAGGATTTTCTTGGCTGATGGTTTGGTGGCTTTCAAATTTCAATAACCCATAGTATGGCGGCGGCGAAAGCCACGGTGGAAAACAGAGTTAAGGCATAACATCGACCCGAAATTCTGGGCTTGCCAAATATCGAGACCGGCCCGGCCCGCCATGATAATTCGAGAGGAAATAAACATGGAAGCAGGAAAACATGATTTTGAAGGATCTTGTGCCCCATTGGGGAAAGAAATATTTGGGAATCAGTTTACCTTCTCTGTCGGTATCTTCCAGTGGATACCAAAATCAGGAGGGCGGGGATTGAAGCGTAGTGCGGTAAAGGTCCGGGTCTCTGGTCTTTGCAGATATCCTGAAAAAGTATACGCCCTGGCGAGGCGGATCGCGAATGAATTGGACATGGGAGCCTACACGGGAACAAAGAATGTAACTGCGTGACCTCATGGCGGCGGTGTGGAAGGACACACAGCAACAAGGCAGCGACCCGCGTGATAGACCGTCTTGTAAGGGGCAGGACAGTAGTGGCAACACTGAGACCGCCAAGGTGGTCGTTTGAAGATGCGGGAGCCGGTATCAAGCCCGGCCCGCCATGTTCACCTTATGATAAGGAGATAATGCATGAAACAATGGGTAATTTTGTTTCTGGGAATCTGGATCGTAGTTTCAGGTTGTGAGAGTAGGCCACCACCCAAATTCAAAGTTGGGGAGATGGTCAGGTCCACTCTCAGCAAGGAGCCGGGCCAGGTAGTTTACGTGTCAGCGTATGGGTATGAGACAGGGTATAGATACAACGTTAGATTTCAAGCCGGACAAACCTATACCGATACCCACTTGCTCAGGGAGGATGGCCCGGTGGAAATGCGACCATTGACCCTGGTGGAAAACATGACGGAATTCGAGTTGGAGGAACTACCAGTTGGAGTGCAGGGGCTGCATTTTAACAAGAAAAGATGACAAGGATATGGCGGCACGTGGCAGCGTGGGGTTAGTAAATAGCATTGTGTTGGGTGGGCTGCCAATTCCGGGCGCACGATGTTATGATGGGAGCCGGGTGGGGAATCCGGCCCGCCATGACTTTACACAAAACAAATCAAGGGAGATCGGGGGAGATGTAATGAGACTAATAAGATGGAAGATATACGTGGCCTTCCTTGGTGTGTTAGGTAGTATCTGGTGGCTCGCTTCGATGGTGATATTGCAGAGCGTGCAGAGCGACTTGTCTGCTCCCCTCTCTACTCCCCACTCCCGATTTCTTTTCCTTGTGCCTTATGTAGTGTTCGTCCTGGGTGGGCTGTTTAGTTTGGGGTATCTATTCTTGAAGTGGGTGGCATTCGAGCTGTTGAATGGAGTCTCACATGGTGGAGAGGAGTGAATAGATGGGAAATAAATGGACGATTGAAGTTTGGGAGTTGGATGAGGTGAGGGGAAAGCATTCCTATCGTGAATTTTGGAAGGGGGAAAATGTCATCTGCGCTATATGGAAGATGGTGTGCGCAAAGCGAAAAGGGTATGGATGCATAACTCTTAGTTGGAGAGGGAGGTGTGAATGAAACCCGGAGCAGACGAAACGTCCGATGTAATTGGCTATCTCAACTACCAGTGCGAGCAATGTGGGGTGTCCTTTATGATTCGTGTTTACCGAAGGAATTATGAAGGATCAGAGTGGCAACATGGAATCCAAGAGGAGAGAGCAATGGAAGGTCCAGGTCGGATTGAGCGTCATGTCTTGTGGATACAGAGTATTGAGCGCTGTGGAAGAGAGGTTGATCAACTGGAGTATTTGGTAAAAGAAGTTTCGTCTGGAAAAAGTATGCCACCGGAGCATCCCAAGTCGGATATAAAGTGTTTGCCGGTTGCCCAATGTCCTTCTTTGGCAGAGTTCCTTTCCCAGGAGGGTAAGCCTATTTTCGAATTAGTCGATCGAATTGAGATAGCTGTCGCCCCCTGCGCGGGGGCGTGGATTGAAACATTCTAAGTTGAGCGGTAAATAACTCATGGCGGCGGCGAAAGCTGGAGGGAGGCGAGACCACCGGGGAATCGAGAGCGGCCTTAGAGCCTGTTTGAATCCCCGCCCGGCCCGCCATGATAAGTTAAAATTGACTTAGCGGTACGATAGGAGAGTTTGAAATGACCAGTTATGCCAGTAGCTTGGATCAGGATAAGATTAAAGAGGGGAGGAATAGTAGATTTGAGATTGGGTCGTTAAAATGTGGTGGATTAGCTCCTCCTCAGATGGAGGGTGCCGAACGGATAATGAGAATGCTTGGGACAGTTGAGATGGGGGTGGGTCTTGCCTTGCTACTGGGGTTTCTGTATTTAATAATCGGGTGGTATAGTCTTGCTGTACTGACAGTGGTAGTGTGGTGGATTTGGCCCCTCCTATCGACAGGTAATATCTCCCTCACCCACGAATGGTGAATGCCGAACGGAGAGGAGTTTATGAATGGCTAAGATGAGGCGCTTAGTGCTTCACGAAGAGGTCGAGCAGGTCAGAGAATCGATTTCCAATTCTTCCGAGGAGAGCACTACAGGAGGATTTATTTCTGTAGGGGATTTCCGGTCGGGGGTTTTATCCACCGGATCAACTCTTCTTGATTTGGCGATATCTGGCAAGAGAACCCGTGAAGGAGGCATTCCTGGTGGGATTATTGTAGAAATTTCTGGTCCTGCAGCATCTGGTAAGACAGCTGTCTTGGCGGAGATTTGCTCTTCGGCCCAGATGAAAGGTGGTCAGGTTCGTTTCTTAGATCCTGAAGCCCGGTTGGACGAGGAGTACTCCCGCATATATGGCATGGAGTTGGGGGCTAAGGATTACTTCCGTCCGGATCTGGTGTCTGAAGTATTCTCCTTGATTCGTGAGTGGGAGCCTAAGAACCCTGATGTTATCAATGTGATAGCTACAGATTCCCTTGCGGCCCTTTCCACTGAGTTGGAGATGGATCAAGGCGATAAAATGGGGATGAAGCGAGCCAAGGAGTTTTCCGCTGGTCTACGACAAACTGCTCGAATTATTCGGAACAATAACTGGTTAATAGTTTGTACGAATCAGGTGAGACAGGGAGAATATGGGGAGGTTACTCCTGGGGGGATGGGAATTCCTTTTTATTCTTCTCTGAGAATTCGGGTGGGACAGAAAGGTAAGGTCGAGCAGAAAAGGAAACTGTCTTCTGGGGTAGAGGTAAAGAAAGTGATAGGAATAGAAAGCGTCTGCATGGTGAAAAAATCTACTGTGGATGACCCATACAGGGAGGCTCCAATATGTATCGTGTTCGGTCTGGGAATCGACGATGTGCGGGCTAATTTGCAATGGGGTAAAGATATGCGGAAAGATTCAACGTACTCCTGTCCTGATGGGAAAACATATCAGAGCATTGACGCTGCAATTCGATATGTTGAGGAATCAGAACTTGTGGACCAATTGCGGGAGCAGACCATTGAAATGTGGGGTGAAATTGAAGCTCGATTCGTGTCTGATAGAAAGCCAAAAATTCGATTCTGAGGATTGCTAAATGAAATCGCCCGTTCTTGTCCTTGATTGCAATTACCTTTGCTACGTATCGTATCACGTTTTGGGGGATCTTACCTTTGGAGGCCAGGGTACAGGATGTGTGTTTGGGTTCCTCCGCCAGGTACTCCAGCTGGCCGGCAAATTCGGGACTAAGAAGTTTGTTTTCTGCTGGGACCACCCTCATAACCTTCGTAGAGAGGAGTATCCTGGTTACAAGAAGTCTCGAAGGGTGGAAAAATCCCCGGAAGATGAGGCACGGGATCACGAGGCGAGACGTCAATTTAGAATAGTAAGAACTCAGGTTCTTCCCGAATTGGGTTTCCAAAACATCTTCTACGAGGACGGGTATGAGGCCGATGACTTGATTGATGCGGCAGTACAAACGATTTCGGAGTATGGGGACAATGTGGTGTTTGTTAGTGCTGATGAAGATCTTTATCAACTGCTGGGACAGGCCGATATGTATAATCTTCGTAGCAAGAAGCTGTTGTCCGGTACTTGGTTTGAGAAAGAGTGGGGAATTCCTCCGGGAGCTTGGACAGAGGCCAAGGCTATTGCTGGCTGTCCTTCTGACGAGGTGGTAGGTATTAGAGGGGTGGGGCTCAAGACAGCAATTAGCTATCTGCAAGGGAGCCTCAAAAGTGAAGCCAAGAACAAACTTATCAGGGAATCGTCTACTATTATTGAACGCAATCGGGGACTGGTAGCTTTGCGAGGGTCAGATTTTGTTCCTTTGGAGATGCAGGAGGAGATCTTCTCCAAGAAGGAGTTCATTAAAGTGTTTGATAGGATGGATTTCAGATCCTTCTTGACCCCAGATGGATTTGCGAAGTGGATAAATTTACTTGGCTTGAGGTAAGGGAAAACCGAGAAAATGGTCTATAATAGGGAAGGGAGGGAATGGAATGAGCAAGAGGGCAACGTTTCTCGACCGTCAATACCAGCCAGGACGGGACAACCAAGATTGGGAAGTAGATCTAAATTCTCGTGATTACCTTGCGGGTTGCCAAAAGGGAGCACAATCTTTGGCTCAGGAGATTTATCGTGAATGTTTTGGGGCACAATCTGAGTTGCAGTCCATGAAGCCACGGGACCTTATTCCTCTGATAAAGCTGGCGATGCAAATTGGGGGAGGAGGTGGTCAGTGAGACCCGGTGGTGGTCATGCCAAAGGTTCAAACTTCGAGCGTAATATCTGTAGGGAA